GAGTACCCCGCGATATGCCTCATCGATCTCAGTGGTTCTGGCGGCATTGACGCGCCATTCCAGGCTAACCTTCCAGGCGTGCCGAGCCGCGTCGGTATTCACCCAATCGGGCGGCTCAGGCGTCTCTACCTTGATGGTGGTCTCACCTCGCATGGAATGCTTGACAAACCAGGATTGGAAACTGAGCGATTCGTCATCGATGAGCCACGTCGTACCAGACTGTCGAGCGGCGATGCCAAATTCGCCGCGCTGCGCTGCTTTCAACAAAGTGGAGCGATCAAGCGATCGCTCCACACTGATTTCTCTGATCGTCCTAAACATTGATGTAGACCCACTGGCTATCGCCCACATTGTAGGCCCCATAGTGCGCCCACATGATACTTCGCGCTTCCATGCGAGCTGCAACGCGCTCTTTCAGGTCTTGGCCGGACTCGTCGTCGCTTGGCAGAGCCAGATCAAGGAACTTGCATACCTCGTCGTCATCTGCGACCGTCGCATCGGCCAATTCACCGAAACCGGCATCGATCACCATTTGGGCCACGCTAGCGGGGATATCATCCTGGTCGCTAGGAAGCCACGCTGGGCCATCGGGGTCGCCGCCATTATCGGCATACAGTCCAGCATATTCACCCAGGAGCGCGAATGCCGCATTTGCGTTTGTCAACAACAATTTTTTCATGGCTTACTTGCTCTCCTGCTTCGCTTGAAGCTGCTTTTTCCACTCGTTGACGCGGTCGGTTTCGCCGCGCTCGAAGGCCTTGACGGCCTGGGAGAGCGAGGTAAGACCGACCTTTTCAAACGCACGCGCCTGAGCCATTTGTGCATTCGAGAGAGAACTTGCAAACTTTTTCATTGGGTTCCTTCTTTCTTGATTGACATATCTTCTACTCTTAGTATACTCCGTAATTGCGGAAAATACAAGGGTAGTACGGGCATTAGTGGGCAATATTCCGCCGTGTCGGAAAAACTCGTCGGGTGAGCATCGCGCTTGACCTGGCGATGCGGCTTGACCCGTCCGTCATGGCGGAGCAGGCAGGCATCACGCTTGACCCCTGGCAGGCGCGCATGGTGCAGAGCCAGGCACAGCGGCTTTTGCTGAACTGTTCGAGGCAGAGCGGCAAAAGCACCATAGCGGGCGTGCTGGCGGTGCATACGGCGCACTACGAGGAGCCAGCGCCGGTGCTGCTCTTGTCGAAGGCACAGCGCCAAAGCCAGGAACTGTTCAGGAAGTGCCTGGACGTGTACCACGGGTTGGGTGGCTCGGTCGATGAGGCAAAAGCCGAGAGTGCGTTACAGCTCGAGCTCGAGAACGGCTCTCGCATTATCAGCCTGCCAGGCAAAGAGGAGACGATCCGCAGCTTCTCTGGCGTGAAGCTGCTCATCATCGACGAGGCGAGCCGCGTACCGGACGCGCTGTACATGGCGGTGCTGCCGATGCTGGCGGTCTCAGGCGGTCGGACAGTGTTACTGAGCACACCGTTTGGTACACGCGGCTTTTTCTATCAGGCGTACTTACAGCGGGCAGCATGGGATTACTACGAAGTACCGGCGGAGCAGTGCCCGCGCATATCGCCAGAGTTCTTGGAGGAGATGCGCGAACTGATGGGTGAATGGTGGTTTGAACAGGAGTTCCATTGTAAGTTCATGGATAGCGAGACGGCGGCGTTCAGAAGTGAGGACATAGATCGAATTATGCAAGGGGATATCGAAACATGGAAACTATGAGTGTGTTGCGGAAGCACTTCACCCGCCGCTCTCCGTTGCCACGGTCGCAACGTCTACGCCACCACTCCGCGACTTCGCCCCCTGAGCTATGGGCATTTCTTCTCATGCTGCGGCCCGTTGACTGCCTTTACATGAGCTTCGAGCAGTGCGCTCCCATCCCACCAGGAGTCGAACCTGGGCTGACACAGGTACTTCATGCCTCCATCAGTAGTATAACACGGGAGGCAATATGGTCACTGTAGACACATCACAACTCAATCCGGTGTGCATCGGCGTAGATGTGGGCAAGATACACGACCCCACGGCTGTGGCGGTGGCTGAAGTCATGCAGGTGCATACGGGCAAATATCGCACGGGTGAGCAGTTTCGCAAACCCGCCTATATCGATGCGCAGATGCAGTTTCACCCGACGGTAGACGCGCAAGAGGTCATGAGAAGCGAGTACACCATCAGGCATATCCGGCGCGTGCCGCTCAACACGAGCTATCCAGAGGTCGCTCTCCTGCTCGCTGACATGCTCTGTAATGATCTGTTTGACCATCGTGATGTACGCTGTCTGATTGACGTGACGGGCGTGGGGAGACCCGTCTATGACGATCTGTGCAAAGAGATTGACCTGCGCAAACAGGGGCTGGGACTGTGGATGAACGGGGTATTCACGATAGGCAAAGGCATTGAACGCGTGCAGGTGAAGCCGATCACCTTCTCAGCAGGCGAGAAGTACAATCGTTCGACTGGCGTGCTGGCGAAGGCATTCCTGGTTTCGCGGTTGCAATCGCTTTTGCAAGCGACGCGCGTGCATGGTCCGGATACGGCTGAGATGAAGGCGACCACTGAGGAATTGAAGGTGTACGAAATAAAAGTAAGCGAGGATGGCACCGACCAGTACGGCGCGATTGTCGGCAAGCATGACGATCTGGCGACGGCGCTAGGGCTGGCGTGCTTAGAAGACCCGTGGAGCGAGCGGGTGAGTTATTCGCAGAGGGTGTATTGATATGAGCGAACGATTAACACGAGTGACGATCATCCACAAAGATGCCAACAAGTTTGGGGACTTGCAACCAGGGGAGATGTGTCATGTGGAAGACTCGACAAAGCCTGATTTGTGGGTGATCTGCTGTCCATTGTGTGGAAGTCTAGGAGAGTTGCGCAATCACCATGTAGGTACGCATGAGGATGGAACGCTTACCGCATCACCGTCACTTGTCTGCAATGGTTCAATCTACGAACCGCCCGATAGCTATCGCCCTTGCACTGCTCACTATTTCGTTGAACGCAATCAGATACGATGGAGTTAGACTGATGGACATTTCCCAAGATCACGCCGCCCTCATGCCCGCCGGTGACTTCGATAAGCTGGACAAGCGCGAGAAAGAGGCGTTCCATGCCATGCAGGAGGAGGCGGTACAGCACCTGCTCAAAGCCAGCAACGACTTTCAACTGAGGTTCCCTGGACTCAAGGTTGAGTGGCGATTTCAGGCAGAGGTGTACCAGAGTGCGAGCGTCAGCCCATCGACGATACGGTATAGCCAACGAGTGTATTAGGAGGTGTGATGTGAGTACGCGGTATTTGACAGAAAACACGGTAGAGACCCTATACGGGTATGTATCTATCGCAAGTAAAGCAGAACGGTTGTTTTGGAATGCATGGAGTACCCGATGCGGGCAAAATATCACAGCTCAGCTGAGACCTCAGAGCAAAATTGGCAATTATCGCGTTGATTTTGCCCACGAGCCCTCAAAAACAGTGGTTGAGATTGATGGATGGGAACACTACCGCGACCCTGATGTGATAGCGAATGACAGGGAACGCCAGAAGTACCTGGAATCGCGTGGCTGGCAAGTCGTTCGCTTTGGAAACTGGAAAGTATTTAAAAATGCGGAAGTGTGTGCTGATGAGTTATGGGCAATCCTTACAAAAAAGGTAAAGATACATCTGGCGACAAAAGCGCAATATCATCCTGGCGATAAGGTTTCTCACGCTCATTGCGGTGAAGGTGTCGTGATTGAAAGTGAGATAGAGGCAGGCGCTGAGTTTGTGACAGTGCAATTCAAAGATAAGAGACTGCGACTGAATACGAGCGGTAACAACCCACTGCTGACGGTAGAACAGCAAATCAGCGTACAGGAGCTACGTAGGCGCATTGGTGAACTGCTCACCGCCGAAACCAAAGCTTTTTATAAGGCATATCCTGAACTACAGCTGACCTTGAATTTCACGCTGTACGCCGCGATCAGGAACGAGGAATAAGCCATGACCCAAACCATGACCGCACCTGTCGCACAAGCACAACCCACCTACGAGATCACCGACGCCGACCGCAAGCGACAAGAGCGCATCGCGCTCGCCTGGCAAGCCTACAACGGCGAACTCGACCCGCCGCTCGAAAAGATGGAGGACGGCACGGATGACAATGTCTTGACCAACAGGTGCCAGGCCATTGTCGATAGAGGCGTGGATTTCCTCTTCGGCAAAGAGTTGGATATCGCGGTGGAGAAAGGCGCGCCCAAAGAGGCTCAGGACAAACTCGACGCCTTCTGGGGTCGCACCGAGGCGCGCATTCCGCTCTTGCAAGAGCTGGGCATGAACGGCGCGTGTGGCTGTAACGCCTTCCTACGCATCAACCCTGACGGCGCGGGCAACTACGAACCCATACCCCTTGACCCCGCGATTGTGTTCATGAAGACCGCGCCGCAGAACTGCAACAAGGTACTACTGTACTGCATCGAGTACAGCGAGACGGAAAAGATCAACGGCACCCCGCGTGAAGTCTACTACCGCGAAGAAGTCGCTGCCAATTATCCCGACCCCATTCCAGGCAAACCGCAGCCCTCCAAACCGAAGTCCTGGTCTATCCAGCACTGGACGGCTATCTCGCAAAAAGGCGCTCCGCCCAAGCTTACCGACTGGGAAGCAGAGGGCGCACCTATCGCGTGGGAACACCCCTTCCCGCCGATCTTCCACTGTAAAAACCTGCCGATGCCGAACAGCCCGTGGGGTAAACCCGACCTGACGCCCGATTTGATTGGCCTCAACAAGGCGCTCAACCGCCTGCTATCGGGCATCAACGCGACCGAGGGCCTCTATGGGGAACCGCTCTTGTACGCGGTGGATATCGGCAGCTCGACCATCGCCCGTAAACGTGGGCAAGTTATCGAACTGCCACTGCCCACGAGCAAGATCGAAGCGGTGCATATCGTGTCGGAAGTGCCTGCGGGCCTCGCCTTTGCTGCCGACTTGCGCTCCGATATCGATGAGCAGTCCGGCGTGCCAGGCGTGGCCACTGGACGTATCTCCACCATGCCGCGCGGTAACTTATCCGGCATCGCCATTGAACTCTTGCACAGTCCGATCACCAAGAAGACCGACAAAAAGCGCTGTTTGTACGGGGAGTTGATTATCGATGTGAGCCAGGCGCTGCTTGTCTTGAACGGCATGAGTGGCGATATCAAGATCACGCTTCCCTGGGCTAATCCTCTTCCTCACGACGATCTGCCATCGGTGCAATCGGCGATCAGTAAGCGGGAGCTTGGCATCAGCGATACGACACTGCAGCGCGAACTGGGGTACGATCCGGAGGAGGAATGGACCCTCAGTCAAGCGGAAGATGAGAAGAAGTTGCAATCGGCCATAGCCAAGCAGGCCATGCTCCCGCCAGCGCTTCCAGGGGCGCCAGCGCTTCCAGGGCAGCCAGCCGCGCCACCGCCAGCACAAACACCGCCAGCATCACCGTTTCTAGGGAGGCAAGCATGAGCGAATTACCAACCTTTACCGATGAGAAGCTCGGCGAGTATCTCGGCATATGGGATGGACTGATAGCGAAAGGACAGAAACATCTGCTCGATATCACGTTGACGGTGGATTATCTCTGGCCGCGGTACTTCCGCTATACGCTTGCCTATGGCGAGGAGAAACGAGCGCTGACTGAAAGCCAGTCCCATCGCGTTCACACGTGGCTTGAGCGCATAAGGAGCTATCAACCATGACCATCGAAGAGGCCGCCAACGCGCTGTTCTGGTGGCTGGTGCAGCAGGCGGGCTGCGCGTTCCTGGCTGCTACACAAGGGGTGGAACTTGGCGCCTGCTGCTACCGTATTGGCGTGCAGCAACTTGAGCCGACCGAGAAGCGGCGTATCTTTGAGGTCAGGCCACTGGATGTGGCCGATTGTTACATCGTCACTGAAATTTAAGGAGGAACTATGACAGATCTGATTGTCCCCAACGGCGCAGAACCCGCTGCCCAACCGCAACCGCAAACCGTACCACCGCCCAACTACGCAATAACAGAGGGCGGCATGATCATCACGATCACCGTCGCCCCTGGCACCGCGATACAGCACGCTATCCCCGCGCAGGTGATGCACGAGATCAACAAGAAGTGGCGCGAGGTCGAGCTTGCCAACGCGGGGACGGCTGCGCTGGTGGCCGATGTGATGCGCACGAAACGCTAAGTGATAAGTGATTGATATATTTGCTATTGCTTTTGTGGGTGTAGGGCAGCAGGAGGGAGTTGAACCCTCGACACCACACGCGCGATCAGACTGCCCTACCTGGATCCACTCATAGTATAGCAGAAAGTGAGAAATGCTATGGAGCATGTTAAAGGACGGGCATGTATTCGTCTGAGCGACGAAATCGTACAGCTTGCGCCGGTGAAGGTAGAGAAGCCAACGGCGGGCGAGACGGTGTATAGTGTGATGGAAGTCAAAGGGATGTTCGATCTCTTCCACAGTTTCTTGCTCTTGCCAGAGGGCTACACTGTCATTGGGGTCTACTTCGATGTCGTTTTCTACATGTGGTCAATCATTGTGGAAAGTGACGCTATTGCGTTGCCACCGCCAAATGAAATGATTCCGACCATCTGGCCTTCGTATCAGCGTACAGAGGACGGCAAGGTCAGGCTTCTCGGCTTAGAGGGAGCGAAAGGAAGGTGACCGATGAAGACCCGCCGCCTGACGCCATCGCGCGCTCGCATGGCCGCTCGTCTGTGCTGCTGGACGATATCAGTCACCTGGTGACGCGCGCCGAGCAGCACGCCCTCTCCTCCATCAGCGAGTGCTACGAATTGCAGTGCGAAATCCACGAGTTGCAGGCCATCCTGAGCGATTGGGACGCCTATGTGGCGATAGAGATTACCAGGAAGGCCGTGAGTCGCGCGATTGCTGACATACCGGCGCAGATCAGGCGACAGAACACGCGCACGGCGAATTGATAACGAGTGAGCATTGACTTTTAGTGAAAGATAATGTACGATTATGACACAGACACCCTCATCCGGTGGGGGCGCGACGCCTCCCGCCGGATCACCCGCGACGGGTACCCCCGCTCCGGCAGGCGCGACGCCTCCGGTAGCCGCTCTTACGCTTGAGGAAGCGTTGAAGAAGATTGCTGAGTTGGAATTGCACGCCCAAAACAAGACCGAGGAAGCAACTCGCCACGGCACCAAACTGACCGCCGCTGAAAAAGAACTCGCTGCCTACAAAGCAGCAGAGGCGGCAGCAGCAGCAGCGCAGTTGAGCGAACTTGAGCGTGCGCAAAAGCAGGCAGCCGACGCGGTTGTGCAGCAGGAAGCACTCACCAAAGAACTCGAAAATGCGCGTGTGTTTCAAGATGTGACGCGGCTCGCAGTCAAATTCAACTTCCTTGTCTCAGCCGATACGCTCGCTCGTATGCTGCTCCTGGACAGGGCTGCGATTGAATTTACCGAGGGCACACCGCAAAACGTCGAAAAACTCTTAGAAAAGCTGGCGAAAGCCGAGTCTGGACTGGTGAAGCCTACCGACGCTCAGCAACAAGGCACGCCCGCGCTTCCTGGCATGAACCCAGGCAGATCAAGCATCCAGCCGCCTGGGGGGCGCATCCCTGGCAAAATACCGACGCTCGATGATATCGAGTGGAAACGGTAAGACCCTGACCGACTGAACCGCTCATAACTACCGTCGTGAGACAGAAGAGAGAGCATACATCATGACCATTGCAGCTGGGACATTTACCCTGGCCGACTACGCGCTGTACTCTAATCAGCCGAAAGTGCGGGCCGTGGCGATGTCCCTTATCGATTATGGGAATATCGCCCGCGACATTCCCATGGTGACAAAACAAACGCTCATTCAGAGTGGCGTGCGCTTTGAGGGCAATGTGCCCTCCATCAACTGGGCGCCGCTGAACAGTGAGCCGGTCACGGTTCACAGCCAACCAACGCCGTTTCAAGAGCAGGTCTACCTCATGCGCAACAGCGTGGACGTGGACAAATACATCGTGATGGACCAGAACCAGATCACCGATCCCAGGTCCTCGCAGACGAAGATGGTGCTCAAAGCCCTCACCTACGACTTCAACCTCAAGTTTCTCAAAAATGACCACCTCACGGGTGATGCCAACGCGCCGGTCGGGCTGCGCTTCCGTATCGATGACGCGGCGTCACAGAACCGCTACGGCGTGCGACCGGAGAACAAGATACTTGCGGCATCCGGTGGACTTGACCTGACCCAGGCCACCCTGGTCACGACCCCTTCCAACGGCAATAGGTTGATAGAACTGCTGAACCAACTGCTGTGGTCGGTTGATAGCCCGACGGGTGTGGGGGTCGTCCTCTACATGAATGACTTCCTACAGCGCCGCATGGGCTTTGCCCTGCGTGCACTGGGCACCTCCGGCGGTC